TGTTTTCGTCGCAATCAACACGCCGGCCCCAACTTATAGCTATGGCGTCGGCACTGGTGGGACAGCCGGAATAGGTACTACCGCGAATGGCGGTGCTGGAGCTGCGGGCATCATCATTGTGAAGGAGTTCTACTGATGAGCTATTATGTGTACGAGCCGCAGTACAAGCTCTCCGGTTGGGCCGACGACAGCGGGATGACGCAGGACTCCTGGTTTGACCGCGATCTCACCAGCAACAGCACGGGCGCCATGATCAGTCTTGTGCGTTTGGAGCCGCGGCTTTGGGCAAACCCCAACACCATCTTCACGCTGCCGCCGCTCACGTATGAGGTGTTGCCGGGATTTCTCGTCAATCAGCAGATATTCTTTGATCTGACGGCTGTTTCTCGTCTCGACGTGCCCGATGAGTTGATTAAGAATGAAGTACGGAGGGTTTGATTCGTGTACTTCGGAAGGGATTTCTCTCCACTGGAAACACCCGAATCACGGGTGGTTGGTCTCGATTTCGTCAATGACATCAACAAGGGGGACACCCTGTTGTCGTCGACGTGGGATGTGCTGGTGGTTGCCGGTGTGGACCCTAGCCCAATGGTGCTGCAGGGCCCGTCAGTCGAGGTGATCCCGCGCGACAGTGATTTGAAGACTGTCACAATCCAGCGTGTGGGAGGGTGCTTGCCCGGTGTCAGGTATCGCTTGCGGGCGCAGGTCACCACAAGCCTAGGCAATACCGTCAGTGGTTGGTCGCACATCCAGGGTATAGGATCGAACACATGACCTACGAAAAGCTCCTCGAACTGCTGGAGTACAACCCGGACAGCGGGCTGTTTGTCTGGAAGCAGCGCACGAGCGCGAGGGTGAGGCCCGGGAGTTTGGCTGGCGTGCTGGATAGCAAAGGCTACGTCATCATCACCTACAAGGGGCGACCGTACAAAGCACACAGGCTGGCGTGGCTCTACATGACCGGAGAGTGGCCCAAGCAGTTCATCGATCACGTCAACATGGTCCCGGCTGACAATAGGTGGGAGAATCTGCGGGAGGCCACGCGCGCCGAAAGCAACAACAATCGGAGGTCACGAAACAGCACAGGCTTCAAAGGTGTTCGGCGCACTGTCTATGGCAGGTACGTGACGACTTTTGAGAAGAGGTACGTGGGGACGTTCGATACGCCAGAGCAAGCCTACGACGCCTACGTTGTGGCGGCGAAAGAGCGACATGGTGAGTTCTTCAATGGTGTCGCTCGGCAGCGAGAGGAGTGACTCCCATTACGTACGACGAGGTCATAAGCCAGCTCAAAACGATCCTTGCCGTCGAGATGAACGATGAGGACATCAACTTCACGCGCATTATCCCGAGCATGATGCTCTATGCGGATGGGCGCATCTATCGCGAGCTGAGTTTCCTTTCGAACAAGATTACGCAACCGATCACACTGAACGTCGGTGTTCGTGAGACGCTTCTGCCAGCCACGGTGCGCACCTTGCGTGCCATGAATGTGTTCACGACGTTGGCTCCGCTCACCCCCTCGAGCAAGCGCAAGCCGTTAGAGCGCATATCGGCAGAGATGCTGGATTTTGTGTGGCCGCAGTCGTCGTACAAAATGGGTGTTCCGGAGAAGTACGCCATTGTCGGCAATCTTCCGCAGGCGGGCGATCCGGCTAATCCGTTTCTCATTCGGCTTATGCCAACACCGGATAAGGCGTACGCAGCTGAGCTGCTGGGGGCGATCCGCCCTGATCCTTTGTCCCCGGAGAACCCGCAGACGTACCTCAGTGTGTTCTATCCTGAGCTGCTGATTGCGGCATGCATGGTCTACGGCACCGGTTACCAGCGTGATTTTGGAGCGCAGGCCGACGACCCGGCTCGCGCGGTGAGCTGGGAGTCAACGTACAATGCGCTGAAGGCAGGTGTGCTCCTGGAGGTCGCGCGCATGCGTGGCATCGCGGATGAGGCGCCTAACGCTCCTGCGCCAGCGGTTTGACGGGGGCGCTAAATGCCGCTGGCAAAACCACAGGCAGCACCCGGTTTTCAATCTCAGGCGACACAAGTCCAGGCGGTTGGTGCTTGGTACGGTGGCAACCTCGTACGCTGGCGCAACGGGTTGCTCGAGAAGTGGCCTGGGTGGGAGCGGTTATTTCCCGGTCCATTCGCTGCGCTGATCCGGCGCATGCACGGTTGGCTTGATCTCGACAATCACCGGAACCTTCTTGTCGCCAATGATCTCGGCGTTCAGCTCGCCGTTGAAGATCAGATTTACGGTCTTGGGCCGCAGGTGGAGGTTCCGGGTGGGGATATCCCGGAGGTTGGGGCCACCGACGGCGCGACTTTCACGGTGGCGAATGGCGCAACCACCGTCACCGTGAACACCAGTGTTGCGCTCCCCGGCGGGACTTTCGTGATGCAGCTCCCGATCTCGATTGGTGGGCGGATCATTCCAGCTGGTACGTTTTTTCCGATCAAGGCGACGTCTTCTACTGGCTTTACGTTTGATATGGCGTTGCCTGCGACATACGGAGAGACAACCACTCTCGGAACGCGGCTGTTCGTTAACGATGCGCTTAATCGGTTCACTGTGACGTGGAAGAATCATGGGCTCACCGTTAACAGCACCATCAAGTTTGAGCAGACGACCACCATCAGGAATGGCGCGCCTGGGGTGTGGGAGAACATCAACTTCTCGGCGCCTGCCGGCACCGTTGTCACGATCGATAGCGTGCCGGATGCCGATCACTTCGCCTTTCAGATGGGGGCGCTCGGGACTGGCGACGGCTCTGGCGCGACGTCGCGGCAGATTTACGATGGTTGTGTCAGCGAGCACGGTAGCGATGGTTCCTGGAACAGCTCGCTCGGCAATGTCATTGGGGCAGCGTCAGCCACGGCCTTGGGTGATCCGCAACGGCAGGCGTGGTTTCTGGCTAATCTGGGTCAGGACGGGCTCGTGCTTGCGACTGGTGGCCCGCTGCAGGTTTATCACCCGCCCATCACCAATGGGCCGTTTCTGAACATAGTTGGGTCGGGACCCGGGGCAGCAGGGCCCTCGCTTGTCGCAACGGCGCCACAACGCAACAACGGCATGCTTGTGGCGATGCCGCAAGCACAGGTGATTCTGTTTGGTTCAGAGCCGATCATGGGTTCTGGCGTTGTCGATCCCCTGCTGGTGCGTTGGAGCGATGTGGGAACCTACGACGTCTACAACGCCACGGTCTCCAACCAGGCTGGCAGCTATCGGCTCTCGAGTGGTTCGCGCATCATTGGGGCAATCCAGGCGCCGCAGGCCACGTTGCTGTTCACCGACAAAGATTGTTGGTTGATGAGCTATGTAGGGCCGCCGCTGATCTACGGCTTCACCATGGTTGGCACCGGCTGCGGCCTCGTCGCACCGCATGCCGTCGGTGTACTGGGGCAAATCACAATCTGGCAGGCACAGAAAGGATTTTGGTCGTTTGCTGGTGCGGCGGTGCAGCCTGTGCAGTGCACGGTGTGGGATTACATTTTCAACGATGTCGACACGGTAAACATCAACAAGTGTCATGCCGCGCCCAACAGCGCCTCTAACGAGATCGCGTTTTTCTTTCCATCGCTGGCGGAGTCGCTCACGCCAAGTGGCAATCTACTGCGTTGGTCGGTTGCTCTTTGGCAGTTAAATGCTTGGGCACCGACAGGGGCAGCGGTTGGGGTTTATTCGCTATTCAAGGCGCTCTATCTGTACGAGCCGCAGTACCGATTGAGTGGTTGGACCGATGACAGTGGCATGGTGCCGATCAGCTGGTGGGACCGTGATCTGGGAGGCACAGTCACGACCTACATTCTGGCACCAGATGGCAGCGGTGCGAACCTTAATCTGCAGGAGACTGCTGTCACCGGCATGCACGAGATTTCGCAGTCGCTCAACAAAGTTCGAAAGCAGACCACCTACACGCTCTCGCTCTATGTGCACAACAGTTCGACGCGAAATATAACACTGCGAGGTGGCAGCGGTTTTGGCTACGCCTACGCAACGTTCAATCCGGTATCTGGGGTTGTGGTCGCAAGCGGTGTGACGAGCCCGTTGTTCTCGGTGAGCAACGCAACCGTGAAGTCAGAAACCGGGCAAACTGTTGTGGCGAGTGGTCCTGCCGGCAATGGCTGGCTGCGCTACATTCTGACGTTTACCACCGATACCGAGGATGAGCTGACGGTACACATCAACATCACGAACGGTTCGGTGTTGAGCTATATGGGCGCGCCACCTAACGGCTGTCTCATATGGGGTGCGCAGCTTGTGGAGGGCGGTCAAGCTCTGGATTTCGAGACCACGGATGGGGTTTTGGTGCAGAATGAGACCGGGCACTACGTGAAGTTCAACACGATCGAGAACAATGCTTGGGATAGTGGGAAGCTCGAGCGCACCGCGTGGCTGGACTCCAGTGTGTGGGGAACACCGCTTGGCGCAGACAAGAATATGCTCGTGCAGCAGCACGAGCAGGGCTACGACGCTGATGATCAGCCGATGACAGGTGTCTATGCCGAGACTGGTTATGTCGAGATCGGTGATGGCACCCAGATGCTGATGATCGATGAGGCGCATCCTGATTTTAAATGGTTCGGTGCTAATGGTGGTGTGAAGATCACGCTCAAGGCGACGAACTATCCGCAGGGTCCCGCACATCCTTTTGGGCCCTATCGGATGACGCCGACGCGCAAGTGGTTTAACCCGCGGGTGCGTGCGCGCTACCTGGCTCTGCGCTATGATTGGGAGGCTGATCGCGGCTTCTCCGCGCGCATTGGCGCTTGCACATATCATCTTAAGCCAGCAGGACGGAGACCGTGACTGGCCATGTTGTTGAGAACTGGCGGTTGATCGCGCAGTCGATGGGTGGGCTGGCGGATCACCTCAGGGGCATGGTTGGCGTGCAGACAAAGCCGCTGGCGTTCGCCGATCTGCCACCCAACCCGAAATCTGGGATGATTGCTTGTATTCGGGATAGTACAGCGGGGCCGGCCTGGGGCTCGGTTGCAGCAGGAGGGGGCAGCACTACCGTGCTGGTTTGGTACAACGGGACTAACTGGATGGTGATAGGCACATGAACGGAAACGATCCGTACGCGCCGATGAGGCAGCAGAACATCGCACAGCAGCAGAATCCGATCCCACAGGTTGATCAGTGGGCTGCGAACATGTTGCTTGTGGTGCAGGCGATCCAGCAGCTGCACGATGCGTTCAACGAGATATTTCTCCACTCTAAGAGCCAGCCATGAGCGAGAAGCTGGACGCCTATTTGTCGGATTCTTACCGTCATGACGTGATGGGCGAATCGGTTCAGGTTAGGACACCTGCTGATCCCCAGCTGATAGCGGAGATCGAAGCTGCGATCGCCAGGATTGACGGTTTGCGGCTGGGGGCGCATCTCGCGAATCGCGATGTTGTCTCGTACCATAACCGCAAGGCGTTGGTGCGATTGTTGGCCATCTTGAAGGCGCAGGGAGCGCAAAATGCCGCTGACCGAGAAGGGCCAGAAGATCATGGCCCACATGAAGCAGGAGTACGGTCCCGATAAGGGTGAGCGCGTATTCTATGCTTCTCGCAATGCCGGCAGGATCACGGGTGTCGATCCTGGGCATGCGGACGGTGGTTTGGTAGCGGGCCTCGCGCGCGGGGGAATCGTCGACCACGACTACGACCCTGAACTGCCACACAATCGTGAAGACGACGCACAGCTCATCCCGCTGACGGAAGCCTACAGCAGAACCATTCAGACGCTGCGTGCGAACGAGCGCCAGCCACAGGCCGGTCTCGGTCAAGTGCGCGGCTTTGCAGCAGGCGGGGACACGGGAGCAAAGTTAAGTCAACAGCAGGTCAACTATCGACGTGGCTATCCGCTGCGTCAGTGTGGCCTGTGCAGCATGTTTCGCAAGAACGGTGCAGGTGATTGGGGCACTTGCACTGATGTTGCTGGACGGATCACGCCGTATGGTCTGTGCAGAATCTTCAAGCAGCTCGACAACCCTTACGGCAACAAGATGCATCGTGATCATCGCCGCGAGATGGAGAAATACTACTGTGAGTCCAGAGGTGAAAAGTATGATTGATGAGTTCGAGCGCGTGTGGCCGTGGCTCGAGCACTCGCTTGCTATCTCTGGCTATGTCCATGATGGCGTGGCCTATCCTACGCATGACAAAGTGCACATCTGGCAGCGTATTGTGACCGGCAAAGCGCGGCTGTGGCCAGCGAGTGACAGCGTCATCCTCACCGAGTTTATCGACCATCCGACCGGGATACGTTCACAGAACACTTGGCTCGCTGGTGGCGACGACGTCGACCAAATCGCCGCGAACATGTTTGCCGTTGAAGCGTGGGGTTTCAAAAATGGATGCCATCGTGAAATCGGGAACGGCCGGCGTGGGTGGCTTCGTAAGTTCACCGGCTACTCTGAATACGGAGTTCGAAAACAAAAGGACCTTTTGGCACCGGGAACAACTCCGCAGTTTCATCGATGATCGCTGCATTCGTCGTGTGCCGAAGGACTCCAAGGAGATGCCGTCGATCATGCCGGGGCAGTTCTATTGGTGGCAGTTCTATCTACGTGAGGCATTGCTAGACCCCCACCATCTCCTTTTTATCTCTGAGCAGTTTTGGAAAGCGTATGAGCCGCGCTTTCACGAACAACCCTTCCAGCTTGCTGGCGCTGAGCAAGCTTCACTGCCGATCATCACAGCGCTGTTGATGGCTGGCGCTGGCATGGGCTTGCCAGTCAACGCATTCAGCATCAGGAAGGAATACAAAACCTACGGTATGGGCAACATCATCGAGGGTAGACCGACACCGGATGTACCGGTTGTGCTGATCGATGACTTGACCAGCCCGCAACACAGGACGCTGTGGCACTGTGTGCGCGTGCTCAATCGTGCTGGGTTTAAGCTCTATCCTCACATCTTCGTGCTCGTGTACAAAGGGACTCAGCTTGAGTCGCGACAGATCGCAACGTCGATCGGGACGGTACACGTCGAGAGCATCTTTACGCTCGATGACTTTACGCTGACCTGGGAAGACTATCAGGCGAAGGCAAAGACATGATTGTCGTTTGGCCTTGGCAGTTGTTTGCGGACGAGTGGGTGCCGCTGCGCTGCTATGGCGAAGGTGGCGGCGGTGAAGGTGGTGGTGGGGGAGGCGGAGGCGCTGGCGGAGCTGAAGGCGGAGGAGCCGAGGGCGGAGGTGGAGCTGGAGCTGGGGGCGGCGGGGCCGAGGGTGGCGGTGCCGAGGGTGGAGGGGCTGAAGGTGGCGGGGCTG